TTATTCTTTCGACAATCCCGACATGTGGCTGCTTATCTGCTTCTGCATGTCGGCGGTCCTGTCAGACAGGGCGTGGCGGTACACGTTCTTGAGCACGTTGTCGGTCTTCCAACCACCAGATGCCATTATATAGCTGTCGGGTATCCCGATTGCGTGCGATGCAGAAGCAAAGTAGTGGCGGAACTTGTGCAGGGAGAAATTTGGAAGTCCGAGCTTCTTCTGCTCCCTGGCAAGGTAGTTTGATATAGTCCCTGGGAATCCGTCAAAAACCCTCCCGTCCTTTGCACGTATCATGTTGGCAAGCTCATCATCAATAATGATGTTCCTGACGCTCTCAGGTGTCTTTGTGACTTTTATAATCCACTTATTATCCTCACCCATTACGTATGCCTTGTCTATCACGAGGGTGTTGCCGTTGAGGTCGGACGATTCGAGGGCGCATATCTCCTCACGCCTCAGGCCGTAGCAACCAAGCCTTAAAGGAATCTCGTACCTCCCACCCTTGGCATGGGCGAGCATTGTGGTTATGTCGCTGTCGGTCGGTATATATACCTCCTTCCTCTGCCTCTTTGGTAACGTGGTGTTAAGCGCCAGGTTAGGTCGGAACGTCTTAAGCACGGCATGGACAAAGCCATGCAGGTCACAGACGGTCTTTGCCGACTTATCCTTGGCTAGCGTGTTGACCATCTTCTGCACGTCAACCTGGGTGATGTCCGACACGCGCAGGGTGACGAAGTCCTTCGGCAGCCTTTCAACGTACCTGGTGTATTCCCTCAAAGTGGCAGGGGACAGCACGTTGCGCTTCATCTCTATATATTCGCCAGCGGCAGCAGTAAAAGTCCCCACGGGTACATCGCTGGATGGGTTGTCCATCTCTGCGGTGATGAGCTGCAGAGCCTCCTTCTGTGTCGGTTTGTAATCCACCGTCACCGAGTAGGCTTTCCCCTTATACATCTTCCTTATCCTGTAACTTCCAGATGGTAATTTTTCAATCTTCATAGCAGTTTCCCCTATCATACTTAACCATGCCAAAGTATCAAAATACGTGTTCCGAGCATAAAAATAAAGTCGTTGAACACGCCAGGGCTTTGTGCTATAATAATTAATGCTTAGATATTATAGCGGCCCTGAAAGATGGGCAGGTATATTTTCTTTCCTTCACCGTCCATGTTCGCACCATGGGCGGTGTGTTTTTATTTAAAATCATTTTATTGACACAAAATGCCATAATGTGTTAATATGGTTGCTGGCAGTACCATAACGGTAGGCGGTTCGCCTTTGCGGAGTTTTCTCCAGAACTTCCATTCGGAAGGGAGTGATGCAATATGCACGAGTGGGAAATACAATGAAAGGCTACATATGTTGACTTTGGAGGGCTTGATTGCTGTTCTCAGTCTGTGTGCGACAATGTTCGCATTGGGCTATGCAGTCGGGCATAACGATAAATAAACATAAAAATAACCGCTGACCCTAGGAAGTTTGCGGTTATCTTTATAATCACTTATTAATCTAGGCGAACCGTCTACGGTACTGCCTTTTATAATGCAATAATACCACATCCAAGGTACAAAATCAATATACAATTTTCATCTCACCGCCAAGTAAGCGGTTAAAGCACTCCTTTTACATATCCGAGAGTATGGAGCTCATTTGAGCCGTTGGCGTTCTTCACGTTCCAACTGTTGTATGCTCTTGTCGGGTGTGGGCAGGTCTTCGGGCATTGTGCCACCGAGCCGTTGGATTGTGTCCCTTACTTCCTTCCCAACAGCATAGTGTGTCTGGTTGGCATTGGCTTTGCCTTGGATATTGTCACGCTTTAATTTCGCCTCCGTCTGAGTGGCACGGAACAGGTTGGCGGCAAGCTCCTCGTAACCCATGTGGTCTAGTATCTTTTCATTCTTCTTTAAACCTTTGCGTTCATGGATTTCCTTAGCACCAAGCCCACCGTAGAGCCCCTTGTATCCATAATTCTGGAATATTGCATAATCAAGATTTGTTTCAACGCCCGCATCCTTGGCGGCAGCCACGAGCTGTTTATTGTGTTCTGACATTTCGTGTCTTATGGCTAGGCGCTTCTGGTCCTCGGTCATCTGCTCATAATTTTCAATAAGCTCCTGCTGGCGCGTCTTTACAGCAAAATAGGTTTGTCCAAGGGCAACAACCTTCTTGCGTGGGTCGCTGTTCTGTACAATAAGGTAGCAGGCATAACGTGAAAGCTGTATATCATCAATTTCACGCTGACCTTCCGAACCTATGTTCACCATTTTGTTGACGTCAACAAAATGGTCGGAAACCGCATTTTCACTGCCTTTGCAGGCGGTCTTGGCTTTATCAATTACTTTTGTAAAATTACGCCATTCCTTGTATTCCAATGCAACCTGTAATTCCCTTGCATACCAAAACTCCTGTCCATATTCGTTTATGTGCTTGATAGATTCAAACAGGCTTTCAGTGTAGCTGTTTTCCTCCTCCTGTGTGAGCGCCTTTGAAAGCACCCTTTCGGACATAGCATGTAATTGTTCTTCAAATTCTTTTTCCGTCATGGTTTCTCCCTTCGTTAAATACAATATGACATATGTTATTTTTCACAGCTTCCCCCTCAGCTCCACGACCTTCCCAATAATCCTTACAGGCTTATTAATAATATTGTTGCTATTTGCTAAAGTCCGCATTAACAATATAGCCATGAGTATTTAATCAGAAAAGCTAACGTTTTCTTGGAAAAAGATGCAATATTTTCGAAAAACCGATAGGATTTTTAACGTGTACTAAATTGGTAATTATCCGTTTGTAATTTGCTTTGATAATATCCATATAAGGTGAAGGATTAAAATATGCCATCTGCATCATATCATCTAATGCCTTTAGAAAATCATTTTTTTCAAACACCACATAAGGTAATCTTAAATTATCGTAAATATCATCCACCATGTATGATGAATAGTATCCAGAAAGCTTGACAAACTGTTGAATTGCGTATGTGTTAAATATCATATCTGGATACAGTCTGGAACACATTCCATCAATCCCATTAAATTCAATCAAATAATTGTCAAAATAATAAGAGTGTGATGCACCACTATTTAAATTCGTATCAAAATACAGCCTTAATAAAATTAGTTTTACTGCGTATTCATAATACCCATTCCTTTCACATATCTCGGAAAACGCAATAAAATTAAAGCTCCCTGTACGTATTCCTTGTTCAGGATTGTCAAGATATAATTTTAGCCTGTTGTGCAGTATGGAGTAAGCTATTTTATAAAAGTCATTAGGTGAACCGTCTGAGCTGCGATATTGAAAATATTCTGCGATGTCTATGTAGCATTTCCGATTTCTATGCAATTCTTCCAAGTCAATATTATCATAATAATGTTTTAAACCTTTATCTGAAAGAAAATACCTATTATCGGATTCAGTTTCAGCAGTAATTTCGGTGTCAGACAGAGCTGTTATAAGTCTGTCAATAAGTTCAGCTTTTCTACCAGAAACCTTTAAATTTCTGTCAGACAGTTTTTGCTTTAATTCAGGCACTTTGTACCTTGCAAAAGTCTCTTCGACAGAGGGCTTTCTTAAATATCCATTGTTCAGAAGCCACAAATCAAGCTTTTTCGGATTGGTTATATTACATTCATGCATAAAAGCCACAATATACCCATCGCCTATAGCCTTGCCACCTTTATGAAAACTAAGTAATAATTCCATTGCATATAACTCGTTTGCATTCACTGTATATCACCTCGGCAAATTATTTTAAGCATCTTTGACATTAACGTTTTCTTCTGTACTCCTCGATACTGTAGATTGGTTCTAAGCCATCTTTTCCATGTCCTCTTTTATATATCCGAGAGAACGTAGCTCATCGGCACGTTCAATTAGCTTATCTTTGCCTTCAATGTTTAAAGTACGATAAATATTTATCAACTTGGATTCTTTATAATCCAAAGAGTATGGACGTTCTGAATTAGGTATACTCTCCCAACCCATTAAATATCCAGGAGAGCATTTTAATACTTTAGACAATGCCTCTATTTTGTCAATACCCATGTTTTGAATGTCATTGCTTTCATATCTCGATACAGTGCTTGGAGCAACACCTAACTGTTGTGCCACTTCACGTATGGACATATTTAACTCTAGCCTACGTGCTTTAATTATTTCTTGAATTTCCAATGTTTAATTCACCACCTTTTAAATACTCACCTTAAAGTCATTATAAATACCATGAAGCGAAAAAGCAATAAAAAATTGCGGAAAAGCAAAAAAAGTTATTGACAAATAAAACAAGAGGTTCTATACTTTGTTTAAGCGTTGCGGATAGGCAACATAGGAAAGGAGTTGAGATAATGGTAAATACGAGGGAAATAAAAGCACAAATGCAACGAAAAGGAATGACTCAAAGAGATTTAGCACTGGCTATAGGGATTAATCCTGCAACCCTCAACAGAAAGATTAATAACGAAAGTGGAGATTTGATAACTGTTAAAGAGGCTACAGAGATTACTAGGATACTTGACATACCTGAAGATACGATAGGAGAAATTTTTTTTGCATAATATGTTGCGAAAAAGCAACAATAAGTATTAGCAGTTAGTGTTTCAACAGATTATCTATTTGGCAGACCAGTTGATGAATAACAACGAGCAAAGAGCCTTAAGCATAAATAAAAGGCTACGGAACAGAAGAAATGGAAAGGGGTGAGGATATGACTACAGAGAAAGAGTTTAAAGATGCTTTAAAAATGCAGTGTGGCAATTGTTTTTTTTACAAGGAGCATGGGAAGTGTCCATTTACAGACAAAGCCACACCCCCATGCAGGAAAGGACTCCAAGAGCGTGATATAGAAACTAGGACAATGGAGGATGTGGCAGATGATATAGCGGACTGGATATATTGGCATGTTAACAGTGAAACGGTGCTGGCTGTAGTATCGCTGCTTATTAGTATTTGCTCATTTGCAATATCGATAGGCAGACTAGTGCAATATTTACTAACACACTGAGCAGGCTGATAAAAATGGAGGCAATTGAGCAACGCTTGGCAAATAGCGAGTTAGCCAGAGCGTTTGAAGCATATAAGCTGTTAAGAAACTTATAACCTTCAATCGTCAGCCCAGGCAGTATTAGATGTTCAAAATGCGGTATGGAATTAGCATCACGGTAGGTATCGACAAAATTCACATATCCAAGCTGGCTGCACTCATAAAGAAATTCATTAATTTCGGTGGTCGAGTATCCTTTGACGGAAATATCACTGACATCGGAGGCATTTTGTACCTGCGTTAAAATATCAATAGCCATTTTGGTGTAGCGGTCGTAAGTTTTATTATGCTTTTTATCATAACGATGTCTAATCTTTTCAAACAAGTCGGTGAAAAAGTTAGGCGAAACGGAATATTCGGACATACCACCCACTCCTTTCTGGAATACTCGGCATTTGGGGTGCCTGTAATCCAAGTATAGAGGAGTGGCAGGGAAAATTCAAGTGCATAAGGCATTGGCTACGGAACAGGAAAGAAAGGGGTGAGGGAATGACCACAGAGAAGGAGACAGAGATAATAAATGCATTGCAGGGGATAACCTACAAGGATTGGGAACTGTTAAGGAATAAGATAGACCTTGTATTTGACAAAAAGGCTGCCAGCCAGAAGGAACAGCTTACAATGGCAGCCCCAGAGCTGATTGCCAAGCCATATTATGAACTGCAAGAAATGCTATTAGAAAACGACAGCCTGCCACTCAGTCCGCTTAGCACAATGCGTGCTAGTGTTGAAGATGCTTTAAAAGCGTTTTCGTGTCAAGTTCTTCAATCAGACCAGACTGGAAAAGAAGCTCCAGAATGATTTTGACTGACAAAGTGGTTGAGATGTTGATTGAGTTGAAAATTATTGTTGAATAAATCTGTTCGTAAGTCATTGAGTTATCAGTGCTGGAAAGGATTAATTTGCCAATGGCTTCAGAATTAGCGGTTATTTGTTCGTTGATGGTTCTTGCAATCAATTCTTCAGTTAGTTTGGTCATACATATCCTCCTTTCTGAATTACTCGGCACTGGCGGGTGCCTGTAAGTAAAGTATAGGGGAATAGTAGTGAAAAAGCAAGTTAGCCAATCAATAATATATATTGGCTACGGAACAGAAGAAATGGAAAGGGGTAAGGGAATATGGAATACATGAAATTGGATAAGGAATGGCTGTTGGGGTCAGTGTTCGGGATGAACATGTGCAACTATGTGGACTTATTGGACGAGGCATTGCGCAGGAAGAGCAGGTGCAGGGAATATTCCGAGGAATGGTTCAAGGAGGATATCACCGTGCAGAGGCATATGGCTAGATGGGACATGGCAAGGCTGGCATTGCTGTCATTTTACGGAATACACTACAACTTCACACGCACATCAGAGTACTACGGCATATGTAACGATGATGAAAGCGACTGGCTCTACAAGGTGGAGAGGGGTGAGGGAATGACCTGCAGGGACTGCATATATTACTCGAAGTGTATTGAGAGTTCCAGAATGTACGTGTGCATAGTTTTTAAGAAGAAGGAGGAAGGGTCGAATGGAATACAAATTCAAAGTAATATTCTTCATGCCAACAGGACGTGGCGGAATTAAGAGGGATGAGTATATAAAAATCAAGAAGACGGATACCGTCAAAGGGGTTTATATGGCGGCAATGGAGAAAGCTGTTGATATGTTGGACGATTATGAGAATATCGATTCAATAGAGTTGATGGGGATAAGGTGAACAAACAAACCGTGTCCCGTGCGCAGTGTATACGATAGCAGAAGTCCCTACACTGCACGCATTTTTAAACCTCTTATGTAATAAATTGCGGTGTACAGCCGACAGATTACCCAATGCCCTGTACACTGCGCAGGGGGCACGGTGCAAAAAAAGGAAAGGAAGTGTAAATATGCCTAAAGTAAGGCCGCTTACGAGGCACCAGCGGATAGTGGAACATAGTGCGGATTTGTCCATATATATCGGCGGTGCAATGATAAAAAAGAAGATAAAACAGCAGACGGTTGCAGAGGACTGGGGGATAACCCAGCAGGCGCTGGGTGTAAGGATAAGGGGAAGCAACCTTACACAGGGACAGCTTATAGACATAATCGACAGGCTGGAGCTGACCGACGAACAGATAATATCCCTTATAAGGCTAAGAAGGTGACGGTATGATAGTGTGCGATAAAGCGGAGGTTGTGGACAAGCTCTACAGGCTTGGGGAACAATTCGACAAGGCGTTCAGTAAGAGGGATTTTGCATATGCGATGGCTACAAGGCACACGGCAATGACCGTGGTGCTGTTCCTGATGGACAAGGAAAACGACTGCGACAAGGAACTGCTGAAGATACTGTTCGGAGATGGGAACGGACCCGAAGAGGACGTAAAGGGTGTATTCAACAGGGACAAGGTGGAAAAGGCAAGGCTGGAATGTATAAGGGGGAACAAAAACTTCCCATATGTGGAAGCCTTGGAATTTATGAGGGTGATGGAAATAATCAAATAATCAACTAGAACGGAGGAATGGCAGCGGATGGAGAGGCTTAAGGGCATCCTGGCATGGGCGCTTGCAACCGTGTACGTAATGTGTGCGGGGGTGGCGGCATACCACCAGTATGAGGTGTTGGCAAAGGATAAGGATAGTAAGCCTGTATACGTCTATGTGGATGTAATACAGGAGACAGCGGAATATACAGATGATGAGACCGTCATAATCGGTGATGTAGAACCTGATTACGGCATCTACGAAATGACTGACGAGGAAATTGCAGAAGAGGATTACTGGGGGGAGCTTGAGCTGCTTTCCGCCTGCGTAGAGGCAGAGGCTGGAAATCAAGGACTGGAAGGGAAAAGACTTGTGGCGGATGTCATCCTGAACAGGGTTGACGACCCAGACTTCCCAGATACAATTGAGGGCGTTATTACCCAGCCCTATGCATTCACGTCATACTGGAACGGCATGGTTTCCAGTGTCTCAATATCTGACGAGACATTCCAAGCCGTAAGTATGGAGCTAGAAGAAAGAAGTAATACCGAGCTGTTGTTCTTCACAGCTTACGCCTATGGCGAATACGGGACACCGTGTTTCCAGAACGGCGACCATTATTTTTCCACTAAATAAAAAAGCGCACTGCAAATTACCAGTTTGCAGTGCCAAAAAAGAAAGGGTATATATGAAATAAACTCACTATAGCCATTATACCATATATACCTATTTTAGACAATAACAATACAAGATATTGTAGGTAATATTGCAAATTTTCCTAACAAGCCGACAGCGGCTTTAGGGGCTTGTATATAGTATTATCTTATCAGACAAATAATATGCAAAGGTGTATTTGATATGGCGGCATGGCAGAAGACCACGCACTGTGGCATAGGCTCCCATACAAGATATAGGGAGGTTGACATATATTTTTATGAACAGCCATTGAAGGGAAGACGGGGGAGGAAGGGCAGGGAGAGCCGCCCAGTCCAAAAGAGGCTTAACGAGAGGAACAGTGTGAAGCACTTCCACCAGCTCGTCAAGTCCAATTTCTTCAATGACGATTACCGTATAGATTTGACATATGATGACGGGCATCTTCCAGGGAGCCTGGCTGAGGGGGTGAGGAACACGACCAACTTCCTCAAGAAGCTCCAGCGTGCCAGGAAGAAGCTGGGGCTGGAACCATTGAAGTACATAATAGTGGATGAGAACTTTGACGGCTCGGGCAGACCCCACCACCACCTCATAGCCAACGGGGGCATAAGCATTGCCCTCATAGAGTCCCTGTGGAAGAAGGGCAAGGGTAGGACTGCTGAACCGCTTGGCATGGTCAGGGTTGAACACCTCCACTTCGATTCAAACGGAATAGAGGGGCTTGTACAGTACCTGACGAAGCAGGCGAGGAGGGACGAGGAGAAAAGGGGCGGTGCGACCGAGGGGCAGATGAACCTTGCGGACGTGGACGGCGACATCTCCTATGGTGATTTGCTCGGTGACACGAAGGGCAGGAAGAGGTGGCGTGCCTCCAAGAACCTTGTACAACCGCATGGGCGTGCAAGGGAGAACGCTGTCAGCAGGAGGCAGATAATCAGGATGATAAACAGCCCGTCGGACTGCGGGGATACAAGGGCGTTCTTCGAGAAGAGAAACCCTGGCTACGTGCTTGACATGTTCAGGTATGCACCGAACCCGCTGACGGGTGTGGGCACGATACACGTCACGATGCACAGGAAGGACTGGCTCAGGACGGGAACATGTACGGAGGAAGGAGGATGAAATGGAGGAATACAAGACGGTGAGGATATTTATACTCACCAATATAAACCACCCTGGAAGGGTTAACATCGGTGTCGCAATGTGGCTTATAGAGTTCCTCACAGCGGGACAAGTTCCCGTTACGAGGCAGGGTTTTATACACTGCGAGCAGACCACACAGCTTGAGCTTTCATTGAAGGCGTTAATCAATGCCTTTACAAAGCTGAAGAAGCCCTGCTCCGTATTGATATACTGCGACTGCGGCACAGTGCTCAGTTCATTCGAGAACAGCTGGTTCATACAGTGGCAGAAGGACGGCTGGAGAAATACCCACGGAAATCCAGTCAAGTATCCAGAGCTGTGGGAAATGCTGATAGGGAAGATAGAACCGCATATATATGCAATGCGCGGAGGGCACCATGACTATTCGGATGTCATGGGCAATGAAATACGAAAGGAATCGGAGAAATGGCAAAAAGCATCATCCAGCTTTATGCATAAAATGACAACGTAAAAATGCCTTTGAATAATGATGAACACCTAGTACAACAGAAATTTGCATAAAAAATGCAAAAAACGGATTATATACAAGACTAAAATGCCGTTCAGCGTGGGGAACTGCACCGTACTGACAGGCAATGCATAAATATTCACAATATGCACAAGGAGGCTGACATGAAGAGGCAGAGGGGAAAGGCGGAGTTGCTTATGCAGAGGCAGATATACGAGGCGATGGTGCATGATGCACAGGACGAGCACAACATCAGGGGCGGAGTCCAGCACTGGGTCACGGAGGTCGCATGGGCGTGGGTGCTCATGAACCGTGAGGGGGTTTCAAGGGACGGAATCAACAGCCTCATACAGCACACACGCAGTTATGACATAGGAGGCATGGATACGCATGACAGGGACAGGATAATAAAAAAGATCCAGGAAGCTGGCGTATCCCTTAAACTTGAAACACGCCCGCTTGTCAGGAAGCGTCCACGCAACAGAATTGATTTGACGGTCGGTGAGCTTCACGAATACAACGCGAGGGTGATGACCGACTACAGGCTTGCCGCCTGCGAGTACCTGCGTGACGTAAAGGGCTTCGGGAGGAAGAGGCTCGCGAGGGTGATAGCACTGGAAGCCGTGATAGAGTCATCAGGCACGGATGCAATGCAGAAGATGCGTGGCGAGGTGTTCAACAGGAAGGGCATATGGATACAGATGTGCGACGGCGACAATCCAGAATAAGCCTTTTGATTTCCAAAAGGGAATTTATTATATATCACAAAAACAACAGCAGCAACAGTGGGAAAGCTATGGTAATGCCACGCCCTTGAAAAGGGGCGTGGGGAAAGGAGACGTAGAACATATGGAACAGCTAACACTGCAGGGATATGAAACTGCGAAGAAGGAGATAAGGGACAGGTTAAACGCCCAGGTAGTGAATTTCATAGAGACTGGCTACTACCTTAAGAGGGTGAGGGACAGTCTGGCGTATACCGAAGACGGGTATGGCAGCATATATGACTTTGCGATGTCGGAATACGGTATAGCCAAGTCCACCACGGACAGATACATCAATATCAACACAAGGTTTTCGAAAGGCGGGAACAGCCTTGAGATACGCGATGAATATACTGGCTTCAAGCGGTCATGCCTCCAGGAGATGCTCAATATGCAGGAGGAAGACATAGGGCTTATAACAGCCGACATGAGCGTGAGGGACATACGCCAGATAAAGGAGGTCGAAAGGCGGGACAGGGAGGCGGAGGAGCGTGAAAAGGCACAGAACCTCCCGATTGTTGCGATGTCGGGGGAAGAGCCTGCGGAAGAGCGGAAGGAAGAGCCGAAACGGGATGAAGAGCTGAGGAGGCTTATAAGGATGTACATCACAGAGCATGGTGATGACTTCATGAACAGGATGGTCGCACACCTCTGCCCACAGGGAGAAGGACTTGTGAGGCTGGTAAACCCGACCAGCAGGGCGGTGTATATTAACAAGGAGAACGGGCAGGGGTACATAATATTCTACGAGTACGAGAAGGGCGTAAAATACAGGATTTATAAAATGGGCAGAGGGGTAGAGGTGCTTGATATGACCTACGAGGGATTCTACGCCCTTATCGAGGCTGAATGCAGGGCTATGCTTGATGCAAGGATGGGCAAAGGCGAGGACATGGACAGGCAAGCCGATACGGCAGCGGCTGAAACAGATTCCGACACAGAATTAAATACGGAAGAAACGGCAAAGGAATCCGCCACGCAGGAATACAAACCACCACAGGCAATAACCGATACCGAGGTTAGGAAGTCGGAGCTTATGGAGCAGATTCATTATACGGTGGAAAGCATAAGGAGGCTGGAGGAAAGCATGAAGTACAGGCTGCTGCGTCTCGAAGCCAAAACACTGCTTGACAGGCTGGAAATGCTGGACGAGGTGTTGCACGGATGACACAGTCCGCTTTTAACAAAGGCAAAACCCAGGGCGGATTTAGAGCTGATGGAAGGAATAATAGACTGGATGGACAAGGAGGCTGGGGACAATGGCAGCAGGTGTAACGGCGGCTGACCTGGTAAGGGAGCAGGAGCGCAGGCGCAAGGTCATGGAGATGAAGGAGATGGAGGCACACACCACCGTGGGAGCACAGGCGGCGTTTGCAAGGAAACCGTATTTCATGGAATATGGCAGTGAGTACGAAGGGCAACTTAAAGTTGCCGTAAAACGTAGGAGACGATGTGATGAGTGCGCAAACTTCAATGCGACCTACGTGGGAGACAGGGGAGGGTGCAAGGGGTACTGCACCGACCTGTACAAAAGCAGATTCCGAACAGGCTCATGCACAGCCTGCAAGCGTTTCAAGGCAAAGAGGCGGTGATAAAAAATGAGATTGCCACTACCCTGTAGATTTGGAGAAAAGGCGCTATGCGATGGTAAAATGCTTACTTTGATTGGTGCTGATTGGTTCAAATGGACACAGGGAATAGAATACACATATTTTTTCGAGTTTAGCTCCTTTTGGCATGATGTAAAATTCTATACATCTTACCAAAAGGAACAGCCGTGCTATTTTGAAATACCAGACAAATTGTTGGTAGATGGTCTGATAAAAGACAAAGGCTATCCGCTAAAGGGGAAAGGATACACAGATGGAATACGTTACAAAAACGGTAAAACGTATGTAGATTTTATCATGACAAGTAACTATTTCATGCATATCAAAGTGGAATGTGACAATAAAGGATTATATCAAAAGCAAGGCAATATTATATTTCCGTTTAATTGGGATGAGGAAAAGAGCAAAAATGCAACGTTAAAGGCATTTCAGACCTCAGACAGCGAACAGACACATATAAAACCAAGAGAAGAGGATTTCAAACAGCTTACGCTCTTTGAAATTATATGACTAATTAAGCAAAAGCCAGTACAGCTTAGCATATTTGATATGATTGGAGGAAAAACAAATGGAAGCAGAAAGGAGCGTGGAATAGATGAGACTGATTGATGCTGATAAACTTAAACAAGATATGATTAAAAGCCACGAATACCATTCAGACACAAGCGAATTAAATTCAGCACTTGAACGTGATATAAAAATTATAGACGAACAACAGACAGCCTATGACGTGTATAAGGTTATTGAAGAATTAAAAGAACTTGCCATTGAGTTTGAATTATTCGGTCAAGCTAGTAATTACGTGGAATTAAGCCATGCTATAGATATTGTAAAGAAGGGTGGATGTAGATGAAAGAGAACAATATAACGGATGGAATGACTGACGAACAAAGGAAGAGGTACAGGGAGCTTGCGGAGAATTACACAATGTACGAACTGGTAGCAGTAATTGTAGGGCTTGAAAGTGATATTGAAGACCTGAAGGCATCAATGAGGGCGAAGGCGGAAATGAACAACAAACTGCTGGAAGAGAACAAAGACCTCAAGTGGCAGGTGAAGAACCTAGAGGATGAGAAAACACCCATTGAGGAAGAGAACCAACAGTACAGGGAGAAGATAGCCAACTGCATGTCAACAATCGAAACATTAAAAGACAATGCCGCCAGCCACCAGTGGGAGATGAGGGAGGCAAGGCATGAGAACAAGGAGCTTTCGGACGAGTTGAAACGTTACAGAAGGATGTTAAAGAACATTCGAAGGGACATCAAGGAAATATTGGAAGCGTAGGCGGAACAAGTGAAATAATCAATACCCATGGAGGCAGTTGCATGACGAAGAAGGAACTGAAACAGTTTACAAGCCTGAAGACGGAGATAAGGGATATACGCAGGAGGATGGAAGAGCTTGACCAGGAGGAAACCCCGATGGCGCAGGACAAGGTCAGGTCATCGGGGAAGGAGTGGCCGTACATAGACGGACACACGACCATACATGGCATTGACGTGTATGGAGCGCGCAGAATGGGTACAAAGAGGGCGGAGCTGATGTCCACCCTTAAAGCACGTCTGGACAAAGCGGAGGCATTGGAGGCAGGCATAGAGGAATACATAAGCACCATAGGGGACAGCAGGGTTAGGCGTATGATAGAGTATAGGTATATAAAAGGCTACAAACCTGAGAAGGTGGGGAGGCTCATGAACTGTGACAGGACGACGGTGGAACGCACCATAGACAGGTATATTAACACTCACCAATAAAAAATACAAAAAAAGTACAAGAAAAATGAAAGTTGCACACTTTGCACAGTTTACCTGTGGTAATATGGTATTAAGCAAAGGTGTGAAGACGGATACAGGTTTTCATTTTAGTAATTCCCCTAATATAGTATAACGGAAAAGGCATTGCGGGCATAAAAAAACGCCGCAGTGCTTTTTTCGTGGAAAAAACACACAAAAACATCAAAAAACAGCAGAAAAAAGTAAAAAAACGGATAAAATTTCAACAAAAAATGTAAAAAAATAAGAAAAAGACGCTGGAAATACAAGGCGGTGAGGGAGTGACACCAAAACAGGAGAGGTTTGTAAGGGAGTACATAAAGAACGGCGGGAACGCCACAAAAGCGGCGCTGGCAGCAGGATTTTCAGAAAAATCCGCACGCAACACTGGAAACAGAATGATGAAAAATGATGACATTTTGAAAGAAATTTCAAATTTGCAGCATAAATTAGAAGCGGAAAACCACACCGACATCATCTCGCTGGCGGAAATCCAGGATATACGCTCGCGGATAGCGACGGGGAAACTTAAGGATCCAAGGGGATTTTCCCCTGACATAACCGACCGCCTGAAGGCGTGCGACGCCCTTGAGAAAACGCTGAGGATAACCGAGGAGCAGAAGGCAAGGAGGGAACTGGAGGAAGCCAGGCTGAAAGCCGACAAATGGACGATACCCATAACGGACATAACATCGGACTTTGTGGAGCCGTACAGGGCGGTGCATGACGCATTCGAAGGGACAGCCGACACGCACGAGATAATATCCAAGGGCGGTCGAGGCTCGATAAAGTCAAACTTCTGGTCCGCGGTCGCATATGAGACGATAAGGCAGGATCCGATGGCGCACGTGGTGTACACGAGGCGTTACAAGGTTGACCTGAGGGGCTCGGTATACAACCAGTTCATGAAGACGGTGATAAGGTACAACGACCTTGACAACTGGACGTTCCACACGTCACCCCTCATGGCGGTGTACAAAAGCACGGGGCAGTCCGTAATATTCGCAGGGGCTGACAAGCCGATAAGCCTGAAATCCTACAACCTGTCATTCGGATACGTGAAGCTCCTGATACACGAGGAGTGCGACGAGATGGCTGGCGTGGAGCAGATGGACAATATAGAGGACACGTTCCTAAGGTCCGACACACCAGCGCTTGACGTGAAGGTGTTCAACCCTCCGAAGTCCAAAAACAACTTTATGAACGAATACACCGAGGAGTGCGGGGACAAGGACAAGACAAAGGTATTCCACAGCTTTTTCTACAACGTGCCTGTCAGATGGCTCGGGAAGCGCTTCTTCGAGCGTGCGGAATGGTTCAGGGTGCACAAGCCACTTTATTACTCAAACAACTACCTCGGCGAGGTGACGGGCACAGGGGGCGGAATATTCGAGAACGTGGAGGCAAGGGCGATAAGCGACGAGGAGATAAACAGCTTCCCGACAACGTATTACGGCCTTGACTTCGGCTTCATCCACCCGCAGACGTTCATAGGCAGCTATTACGACGATGAGACGGACACCCTCTACTGTTACCTCGAGGTGTACTCGAAGAAGTGCAAGAATGCGACATTTGCAAGGCGAATCAAGAAATACATGAACGTGGATATAATTGCGGACAGCGCGAGGCCCGATGCGATAGCGGAAATGCAGGACTGGGGTTTTGAAATAACAGGGGCCAAGAAACGCTGGGGCAGCGGCAAGGGCAGGGACTACTGCTGGGAATGGCTGCAGAACGCCTCAAGGATAGTGGTTGACCAAGCAAGATGCCCACATTTGAAGCACGAGCTCACGACACTGGAACATGAACAGTTGAAGGACGGAAGCTTCTCGGACGCATACCCGACACTGGGCGAGGACTGCGTGATGGCGCTCATATACGGGCTCAACAGGGTGATAATGGAGAGCCGCAGGAACGACGGACTGTATGACGATGCGGACGAGGAATGGGATGACGAAGAGGGCGACCCATATGAAGGAGATTAACAGTGGGACTTATAAGCAGGATAAAGGAGTTCATCATGAATATATTAAAAACACACGCCGAGAAGGAGTTCAACGTCAGGATCATAACATCGGAGACGATGGAGGCGGCACAGTGCACCTGGAACAATATAATAAAAGGCGTGCCGTACTGGTTAAGCGAGGACAGGGACATAAGGACGATAAACTTTGCAAAGTTCCTATGCAGGTACACGGCAAGGAAGGCGTGCCTCGACCTCAAGGTGGGGATATCAGGATCGGATAGAGCCAACTACATAAACAAGTGCATAAAGGCGATGATAGACAAGTCGATAAGGGACAAGGTGGAGGATGCGTGCGGAATGGGCGGGATAATATTAAAGCCGTCAGGCACGTACAACCCCGACGGGGCGATAGACTATGTAATGCCAGGAAGCTTTGCGGTTACCGAGAAGAACGCAAACGGCGACATACTCGGCGTGATATTCATAGACCGCATCACAAAGGGCAATGACTACTATGCAAGGCTTGAGTACCAGCACTTCACAGACACGCTATTCAGGAATGAAGACGGAAACGACACAACGCAGAGGGTCTACGTGATTGAGAACAAAGCCTACAAATCAAACAACAAAGACAGCCTGGGCAGGAACATACAGCTCACCGACGTGCCAGAGTGGGCGGGCATAGAGCCAATAATCACAGTCACAAACGTTGACAAGCCGTTATACGCCTACCTGAAGATGCCAGGAAACAACACGATAGACTACGAATCGCCAGAGGGCGTGAGCATATTTGCCGAATGCATAGAGGAGCTGAGGAACCTTGACACCGCATGGAGCATGAAGTCGAACGAGGTCGAGGACTCAAAGCACATGACGTTCATAGACGAGAACAGGATAAGCCGCCCAGACCCGAACCAGAGGGGCAGGAAGAAGCGTTTCAGCCTCCCAAGGTTCGTACAGGGCATAAAGGGCGGTGTAAACGAGGGTGAGACCATACACGAGCACGTGGCGACACTGCTCACCACCGACAGGATAGCCGACATCAACTCCATCCTGTCAATGATATCAACCAAGGCTGGATTCTCGCAGGGGCAGTTCGTGCTTGACCGCAACAGCGGGCAGGTAACGGCCACACAGATAGAATCAGACGACAATGAGACGATAGAGACCATACAGGACGTAAGGACGGCACTGATGGCAGCAGTCAAAAGCCTTGTATACGCGCTTGACAAATACTGCGACATATTCCACGAGATGCCCTCAGGCTACGTAAACGCACTTGACGATGACGTGGCTGACGAGGACATATTTTATTTCAGGGATCTGCTTTCAACCTTCGAGCAGGACAGGACGAGGGCGTACCAGCTAATGATAAACGGCGTATACAGCAAGAAGAAGTACCTCATGGAGTACGAGGGATTCAGCGAGCAGGAGGCGCTTGAAATGCTGGAAGAGGCAAAGTCGGAGAGTACGGACAGGGACAAGGGACTGTTTGACGAATAGGTGGCAATATGGGAATGGCAAAGGATTTCTTCACAAAGACGTTTGCAAGGCTGAACATAAACAAAAGGACGGACGGAGCCTCAATATCACTCAGCCTTGAAACATTCGGTCGTAAATTAGATATCGCACAGGACGCACTGGATGCACAGGTATGGGCGGACATGAAGCGATACATGCCACACGCCACAGGAAACCTTATAGGGGACACAGAGGTGTTAAACCAGAGCACCAGGGGCGAGGTGTACGCATACGACCCTGCAAGCGATTACGGACACTACCAGCATGAGGGAATAGTGTATGTCGATCCTGTATACAACGTAGGGGCATTCTACTCACCAAAACACGGTTACTGGAGCAGACCTGGAATAGAGAAGATACCCTCGGAAAGAAACCTTGTATATACAGATCCAAACGCCCAGGCACACTGGCGCGACGTTGCAATAAAGAACCACAAATCAGAATGGGTAAGAGTCGCCAAAAGGAGTATCAAATAACATGCTTACACCCGAATACCTTCAAAGGATAACCGAAGCCGCAGAGGATGCGGTGTCAAAGACAAACACAATACTTATAGACAGGATAGCCAGGAGGATAGAGGCACTGTTCGAGGCCGAGGGTGACGTGAGGCTCATACCTTCAAGCGTGCATGACGTGATGAAGCTTGAAAATGCTGGCATGGTGCAGCAGGACATAATAGGGGAGTTAAAAAAGAGGATGCCAGAGCTGGAAGGCGAGATTGAGAAGGCCTTCCTGGATGCGGCTGACAAGATAAGCGCAGAGAACACCACATTCACCAAAGAGGTTATAGAGTTTGAACACGATAATGGAAATTTGAAAGACATAACGGATGACGACCTTGACCAATGGGAGAAGGTGGGGCTTGGAAAGAACGCCAAAAAGCTCAATATGACACCAAAGGAAGTGAGGCTGCTTGAGGAAGCGTACAAAAAGACAAAAGGCACAGTAAGGAACATGACTGCAACCACCGCAAGGGAGGGACAGAACGCATACATAGACGCATGTGATGAGGCATACCACCTGGCACAGTCGGGAGTGAGCATGGACCAGGCTATAAGCGATGCAATAGACAGCCTTGCCAGGAAGGGCGTGACGACAGTGAGCTTTGCCAGGCGTACGGAGCGAATGGAGGTAGCAGTCGCAAGGGCGGTAAGGACAGGCATAAACCAGGCGGCAGGCGATATAGTGCTTACAAGGTGTGCGGAGATGGGCGTAAACTACGTCCTGACCTCGCAGCATTACGGTGCAAGGGTAACAAATGCCGACGATTACACAAACCATTCATGGTGGCAGGGCAAGGTATACAGGCTCGACTGGAACAGGGAGGAGCTTTCAAAGTACATGCCCACCGACGAGGAGATAAAGGAGAATGAGAAATCATACTCATTCTTCCAGAAGGTCAAGAAGTTCCTGCACAAGGTATTCAAAGGCGAGTACCCAGACTTCGTTGACACCTGCGGTTACGGCACCATAGAGGGCATATGCGGTATAAACTGCCGCCACAGCTTCACACAGTTCTACCCAGGAATCAACAAGAACACCCAGAAGCCCATAGACAGCGATGAGAACAAAAAACGCTACGCGCTCGACCAGGAGCAGAGAAGGCGTGAAAGGAAGATAAGGGAGCTTGAACGGAGGCTGTACGCACAGAGGCAGGGGAAGCAGACACCCGAGAAGGAGGACAAGGCAGCAGCCATAGAGTCACAGCTCATACAGGAGAGGAAGGATTACGACGACTTCTGCAAAGACCACCACCTTCCAAGGCAGAACTGGAGATTGAAGACAGCAAAGAAGCAGGGCGTGGAGAATGATACAGGTGAGTTTCATAAAAAGGCAGAGAATGGAAAAAATTATGAAGATGTCACGGAGGAATGGTTAAAGAATGCCACACCAAACAGCCACGAGGTCAGGGACATACAGGAATACACGAAGGACGGAATAACATACAAGGTGGATGGAAAACACGTAGTTTTGGATTATTCAAAAAAAGAAAGACATATTGCGGAAATTTTAAAAGAGCAAATTGGTGCAAACATACAGATGATGCCGAGGGTTGTGAAACCAGAAGGAATATCAACCCCAGATTTTATGATTGATGGCGAAAAATATGATTTAAAAGTGCCAATCGGTAAAAGCGATAATGTTCTGTATAATATGGTTAATAAGAAAAAACAACAAGCACCTAATTTTGTTTTTGACATTTCAAATTGCCCGCTGGACGAAGAAAATTTAATAGAACAGGCTAGTAAACTGTTCGAGTCTTATCATACAGGCTTTATACAAAATGTCATGATAGTAAAAGATGATAAGATAATAAAGATATTAAAAAGAAGGAATTAATCATCTGTCCATAATAGGGGACGGCGACCAATTCCTTCTCAGATATATCTTGATTATATTATATCAAAATATATCTATTTTATCAATAATAACCATAAAAATTTGTAAAAGAAAGAAGGGGAAAACATGAATTTTGGAACAGCACTAGAAAATCATAGACTTGGAAACATGGTTCTTTTTGTGTGCCGTAAGCCGCAGAAGGGCAGCAGTACGGGGTCCGACTCCCTGTTACGGCATTCACCAGCCATGGGTTAAATGGCATACTCATTCATACCAGGCTGTCTGGGTAAAAGACTTGTAGAAAGAGGTAGGAGACATGATTTTAATCGACAAAATGAAGGAACTGGGGATTGCAGTAACCCCCGAAATCGAGAAGCAGTTCGCAGGGGACTGGGTGACACAGTCAGAGGTGGACAGGAAGGCGAGGAAGACCGAAAAGCTCGAGGACGAGAAGAAACAGCTCGAGGCACAGTACAGCGAGCTGGAGAAGAAAGTCCAGAAGCTCGAGGAGGACGCTGGCGACACAGTGGCGCTGAACGCAAAGATAGCAGAGCTCAACGCCACAATCGAGACGGAGCGCAAGGAGAGGGCGGCAAAGGAGGAGACCGAGAGGATAAGCGCACAGGTTGCGGAGTTCTTCGGGGACAAGCACTTTGTAAACGACATCACAGCCGACTCGATCAAGAACACCCTCGTGGCGGAACTCCAGAAGGACACGGCAAAGGGGCGCAGCATCTCAGACATTTTCGATTCAATCGTAAAGGATGATAAAGGCGAGTACAAGCCAAACATCCTTATAAGCGAGAAGGACATCGAGGCACAGAAGAACCGCTCACAGCGCATCGGCAACACGATTGGCGGGCAGCAGGGCGGACAGAAGCCCTCAATAGCGGAACTGATGAAACAGAAGAACCAGAACCCAGATATGGACATAACGCCATATCTGAAACAGTAAGAAGGAGGACATGACAAATGCCATTATTTGACACAGTTAATTTCAACGGGGAGGTATTCGACGGTGTACTAAGGGAGACACCGAACCTCAAACTTAACCAGCTATTAAAAAGCGGTGCAATAGTAAACAAGCCACAGTATGCGGCAATGCTTCCAGACCAGAAGGGCGGACACTACGTGGTGACGCTCATAAAGCAGAGGCTCAAGGGCGGCACGACAAATTATGACGGCAAGACCGACATCACGGCGGAGAGCAGAGGCAACTACATGATGGGACGCATCGTAATCGGACGCGCACAGGGATGGACGGAGAAGGACTTCAACTCTGACATCTCGGGTGACGACTACAGTGCGGCAATCGGAGAGGTTGCGGAGTTCTGGGACGACGTTGACCAGGCTGCATTAATCAGCACACTCAAAGGCGTATTCGCCATGACAGGCGCAAAGAATGCGGACTTCGTGTCAAAGCACACATATGACATCACTGGGGAGGACGACCCCAAATTCAGCGAGACAACGCTCAACACAGCCATACAGAAGGCACTAGGCGACAACAAGAGCAAGTTCGCACTCACCATAATGCACTCACAGGTTGCCACAAACGTCGAGAACAAGAAGCTTGTGGCATATATGAAGTACACCGATGCGGAGGGCGTGGAGAAGGACCTCACACTCATGACGCTCAACGGCAGGGCTGTGCTTGTTGACGACGACATGCCGTATGATGCGGACACAGACACGTACACCACATACGTCCTTGGCGAGGGCGCAATCGAATACACCGACTGCGGTGTCAAGACACCTTCGGAGATGTACAGGGAGCCAGCAAAGAACGGAGGGGAGACAACCCTCTACACAAGGCAGAGGAAGGTGTTCGCACCATACGGTATCTCGTTCAAGAACAACGGCATCATCTCGCCGACAAACGAACAGCTTGAGACAGGCTCAAACTGGGAGCTTGCAAAGAACAGCGAGGACGGCACCGCATACCCTGAGAAGGCTATAGCAATCGCACAGATTAAGACAAAGGGATGATGAGAGGGAGGCACGGGCATGGAATACACGACATATGAATTTTACACTGACGAGTATTACGGGGACTCCGTGCCCGAGTCCTCATTTCCAAAATGGCAGTCAAAAGCCGCCGCCAAACTCAATTATATCTGCTTCGGGCACATCACAGGGGAAGACCTGGAGGAGCACGGCACCCAGATACAGATGGCGACATGCGCGTTGATGGACGTGCTCTACAAGCTCGACATGACGGCGGCGGAAATAAACGACCCACAGAAGGGCAACATCAAATCAATCAACAGCGGCGTACAGAGCATAAGCTTCGGCTCGACCGAGACGGAGTACACACTGGCGGTATCGGACAGCGGCAGACAGATGCAGCTTATGACGGATGCGGTATCCGAACACCTCCAGGGCACAGGGCTGATGTATGCGGGGCTGGACTAAATGGAGGCGTATGGGATGTTCGACACGACAATAACGGTGTTCAACCGCAGGAAAAAAGGTGGCGGCGATATATGGATACCGCACGTACTGCATGAAACGGAATATGAAAATGACAGGGCTTCGATAATGCAGCGCTTCGGCACTGAGTCATCGGACAGTGCAATGCTTGTCATCAACTGCCGCACCACGCAGGAAGGGGCAGCCATAGAAGGCATACCGTACCTGCCGCCGAAACAGTACGCGTCACTGGATGACGACACGGCACCGTCATACATCACATTCAACCCAAACGCCCAGGACTTCGACTTTATAGCCCTGGGTGACTGCGGTTACACCGAGGCGGTAAGCGATGCCGATTACAAAGGTGGCTTCTATGCGTACATGAGCAGGACGAAAGACCAATGCCACTGTATAACGCAGGCGGCGGGGCCGTACAACCTCATCCCGCATTTCAGGCTGATGTTAAAGTAAGGAGAAACAATGGAGAACGAAGCAGATAATAAAGAGACGGCACGCCCCGACATAGACGGAAACGACATCATCACCGATGCACTCATGGAGATACTGAACTCATACCCAGGACTTGACGAAGGCGAGGAAATCGCCTTTGCAACACTCCCAGAAGACACGGGGATTGCAATGTTCCCAGTGTCTGGGGCGGTGATTAAATCAGAGAAGCGCAGCGTCACAGGGGACGTGCATCAGGAATGCCTGTACCCCATGTACATATTTTACAGGGCGTGCGCACCCTCCCAGAAGGAAAGGGCACGCATAAAGGAATGGCTCGACACGCTGGGGAAATGGCTTGAAAGACAGCCCGTGGCGATAGACGGAACAATATACAGGCTGGAAGGCTACCCCGAGCTTGCGGGCGACAACAGGTACTTCGAGAACATATACAGGACGGGACCAGGGCACCTGCAGACCGTCACGGCCGACAGGACAGAGGACTGGGCGATAGCGGTGACGGCACAGTACAACAATGAATTTTAGAAGGAGGAGACACAATGTCAAAATTAAAGAGGGCGGTGCAGGCCACATGGCTTTCACAGGACCAGAAGGACTGGACACTCATAGGCAAGGACATGGATTCAATGTCAATGTCGCTCAACCCCGATGTTGAGACAAAAAAGAACATACTGGGGGAGAACGTGACGGACCACAGCGGATATAATCCAGAGCTGGATGTTGACTCATACCTCGCACGCACCGAGGATGCAATCTACGAGCCAATCAAGGATATAGCAATGAACAGGCTTTCAGACGAGGAATCGACAACATTCTACCTCATGGAGGCAATCCTCACTGACGAGGTGAAGAACTCCGACACAACCACGCTGAAAGGCGAGGCATGGGTTGAGAAGGTGACGGTCGTACCGCAGGAATACGGCGGGGACACAAACGGCTTCTCAATCCCATTCAACATCTATGCAAACGGGGACAGGAAGAAGGGGACAGTGAGCGTCACAAAGAGGGTGCCCACATTTGAAGAGGCAGCAGAATAATAGCAAACACAGCAGGGACAAGGGGCGTACACAAAAGGCACGCCCCTGCAATGCACAAGGAAGGGGCAGGACATGGAGATGGAAACAATCAAAGCCCATGGCGGCAGCGCAGGGCTTGTAAAGATAGAATTAAACGAGAACAATGAATACACCGTAATATCAATGGATGACACCACTTTTTTTGACAGGTTCGTGGCGGGGTTCAAGGAGATAGCCGACAGGGGCGACAAAGCCACAAAAGAGGCGGCTGATATAGAGGAGAAATACAGGGGCGAGGACAGCTTCGGCATGATAATGGAGAAGGCGGCGGAGCTGTCAAAAATCAACGTGGGGTTCTCACAGACCGCGACAGAAATAATAGACGGAATATTCGGAGAAGGGACGACAAGGAAGTACTACAGGGAGGCATATGATGCAATCCCCGACTTCATGCCGACCCCCGACAGCATAATAGAATTTCTCGACAGCCTTACACCGCAGATGGAGGCACTCTTCAAGAAGCGGGTGGAGGTGCGCGAGGCCGAGAGGAAGAGACACATGGAGAAGTACAAACCGCAGGACCACAAACGCCCAAAAAGGAAGGCTTAATGCACGACAGGCGCAAAGGCAGGGAGTGATGATATGGCGATAGGAGAGCTGCCAGACAGGCTGGAGGTCGGCGGTGAAACATACATGATACGGACGGACTACAGGGACGTGCTGCAGGTGTTTGAAGCCTTCAACGACCCATGTCTGGACACGTCCGACAAGTGGGAGGTGGCTGTATACCTCCTTTTTGAGTGCTTTGAGGAAATCAGCGACATTGAGGATACAGTCCGTGAAGGCTTTGACATAAACGAGGCGGCATGGCAGATAACATGGTTCCTCCAGCCAGGCACAGGCAGCGGAGGGGACGGCAATGACAGACACCCCAAGCTCTATGACTGGGAGCAGGACGAACAGATGATATTCTCAGCGGTCAACAAAGTCGCACACACGGAGCTGAGGGAGGCGGAGTACATACACTGGTGGACGTTCATGGGGTACTTCAACGAGATACGGGACGGGCTGTTCTCGGAGGTCGTAGGCATACGGAACAAACTGGCGAGGGGAAAGAAGCTTGAAAAGCACGAGAAGGAGTTCTACAGGCACAACAGGGAGCTGATAAACCTCAGAAAGCCTATGACTGAGGACGAGCAGAAGGAGCACGACGAATTAAAGGAGCTAATGGAGGAGGTAATCGGATAAATGTCTGATTCGGAATGGAAAATCGTAACACGATTTGATATGTCAAAAGCAACATCGCAGATAGCGACACTTGAAAACAGAATATTGAAGACGGCAGACAAGATTAAGACATTGCAGTCAGAAATAAGCTCCATTAAAGCCCCTGAGACATCAGAATACAAGAATTTGAAAAGGGAACTTGCGGAAGCTTCAAAGGAAATGGACAAAATGACCGCACAGAGCGGGAAGATAGACAGCCTTAATGAGAAGATTGCAAAACTTTCACAAACATCATCGGAACTTGCAGGAAAGATGAACAGCGTGGAATTTGCCAAGAATATAGATCCGCAATATGAGGCACTCAGCACAAGTATTGAAAAAGACAAGTTCAGGCTGGACGCACTGATGGAACGCAGGAACACCCTGATAAAAGGCGGACAGGAAGGCGGGGCAGAATACCAGAGTATTTCGGTTGAAATTGTAAAGCTGTACGAAGAAATAGAAAAAGCAGAACAAAAAATGAAGCAGCTCGTGGAAACTGGAAAAGCCTTTACCATTGACACTGAAAACAGCGGGTATAAGGACCTCTCTGCAAAATATGAAGAAACCAACAGACAATTGGAAAAAGCCAAGACTGAGCAGGAAGGGCTTATAGAGCGGCAGGCGACATCAGTTGAAAAAGTAGAGGAATTAAACGCACGCATTCAAGAGCTTATAGAAAGCGGGAAAGCCTTTGGTGATGTGACACAGACAGATGAGTATGCAAAGCTTGCTCGACAGCTTGAATACGCACAAAACGACATGGAGGCACTTGTACAGAGGCATGACGAGCTGTCAGCCAGGCAGCAGGACAACGCATCAGGATACGACAGGATGAAGGCATCCGCCGCCAGGGCGTTCAAATCCACAGGGAACATAATCAAGAGCACGGTAAGCCGCATAAACGGATTCACCAAGAAGCTAAAGGAGATAGTGCAAAGGCTGCTCCCTTCAATCAACAAGTCGTCAAAAAAGACAAACAGCCTGATCAGTACAAGCTTCAAGAACATCCTGAAATACGGACTCGGCATAAGGAGCCTGTATGCGCTTGTAAACAAGCTGAGGGCGGCGGCAAAGGAAGGGTTCACCAACCTCTACAACGGCAGCAAGGAGTTCAAGGCAGAAATCGACAGCCTCAAGGCGAGCACGCTGACATTGGAGAACACCCTTGCAGCGGCATTCTCACCGATAGCCGAGATAGCCATTCCGTACATACAGAAACTGATAGACTACCTCACAAGCCTGATAGACCTCGTGGGGCAGTTCATAGCCGCCATAACGGGGCAGAAGACCTACACCAGGGCGGTGAAACAGACGACTGCGGCGTTGGAGGATGCGAATGCGGCAACGAACAAACAGCTAAGCTCGCTCGACAACCTCAACAATATGACATCCAGCAGCTCAGGCAGCAGCACGGACACAAGCGACATGTTTGAGGAAGTGCCTATAAGCGAAAAAGCCACAGAGCTTGCCGAAAGCGTAAAGGACACAGCCTCACAGCTGTTCAACCCAATAAAGACGGCATGGGACGATGTCGGGCAGTACGTAATGGATTCATGGAAATACGCACTGCAGGAAATCAGCGACCTGGCAAAGGCAATCGGAAAGGATTTCCTGACGGTATGGAACGAACCCGAGACACTGGAAATGCTTGAGACAATCCTCCACATCGTGGGCGACATCGGGCAGATAGTAGGCAACCTGGCACATAATTTCAGGCTTGCATGGGAGGAAAACGAAACAGGGTTACACATACTTGAAAATGTAAGGGACATTATAAAGGCTGTCGTAGACAATATACACAGTGCGGCGGAGGCTACCGTTGAATGGTCAAAGGAACTTGATTTCGGCCCGCTGTTGGAAAGCATAGAGAAATGGACGAAATCCCTGATACAGGTATTCGACTTTCTTTCAGGAGTGCTTGAAGACATATGGGAGGAGATAATACTGCCGTTAACCAAATGGGCTGTTGAAAAAGGACTGCCCGAACTGATACAGGCATTTACGGACTTCAACAACAAGGTCCATTGGGAAGAAATCAGAAATAATCTGAAAACTCTATGGGAGCACATAGAGCCGTTTATGGAGACAATTGGCGAGGGATTGATAAAATTTATCAAAGATGTCGGGGCTGCACTGGCAAAATTCTTAAATTCACAGGCTTTCAAGGATTTCCTTGAAGCGGTTGAAAAGTTCGTGGACAGCGTTGACTCCGAGGATGTGGCAAACGGGTTGAAATTGCTGTGCGAGGCTATTGTAGGATATAAGGTAATTAAAACAGCGGTCACAGGATTGACAGCCGCCAAGTCATTTATAAATATATGGACGGCAGGTAAAGGCGCTACCGTAGCATCAGAAATGACAACGGCTGCAGGAGGAGTTGGCATTCTAAGTACAGCTTTGGAAGGGTTAATCGCAGTTATAGGCGGGGTTGCATTGGGAGAAGGAATGGGTACATTGATATTCGGTGAAGACATCATGACACAGACAAACGAATCCTTTTTAAACGGTACCTGGATAGACAGTATTAAGTCAATTCCTGAAAATATTGCCACACTATGGAACCACTATTGGAAAGAAATAGAGACTACATCAGGTTCGTATGGGAAAGCAATGGACGAGCTTATCCAGAAAATTGATGATGGTATTATATACACTCAAGAGGATTTGGAGAAATTCGCTGAAACATATTCATTATCAGCCGAGGATATTGAAGACCTTAATACAGAAATGTTAGCCAACCACACAGAACTTATGCAGTTTGCACTTGAATTTCCACAGTATGCGGATTTATCGGTGGCAGATCTAAAAAAAGTTTATGACCAATGGCAGTCCATTCAGTCTTGCACGGAACAAACCATTAGTAATTCTAACGATGCTATCAACAGTTCATATGACAATCTTGTCAGCCGTGTAAATAATGCCGAGACTGATATAACAACAGATACAAAAAATATAGCCACGGCAATAGATGAAAATGGTAATAAAATACAGCTTGACCTTACTGACAAAACAAACAAAATTGATATGCAGATAGACGAAACAACAGGCAAGGTGACGACCAATATTGAGGATGCCAATAAAGACATCCTGACCGATACCACGAAGACGTCGGGGAACACATTCACTACAATTGATAAAAATGGAAAGAAAATCACAGTAAGCTTGGATAATAATACCAAGCAGTGGAAGACCGACTTTGACACATTCGACACAACGGCCTCCACCGATGTGTCAGACGTGGCAACGCAAACCAGCACGGGAATGAAATCTGTAAACAACAGCCTAAAGACCACCGACTCCCAGCTTGGTACAAGCAAAGGGTCATTCAGCAATTGGGCTAGCAGCTGTCTGTCATCGGTCAAAAGTTTTGTTTCAAGCGCCCTTGGATGGATAGGGAGCCTGATTGACAAGATAGGAGACCTGCTTTCATCAATAGGCAGTGCATCTTCAAGCGCCAGCGGTTTAAGCACAACTTATTCAAACGCCACGGGTTCAAGCAACGTAAGCAGGGCACGATCAATTGCATCAACGGTGGAATCCCCAGACATCCCAGCACTTGCAAAAGGCACGGTAGTACCGCCAAACAAGGAGTTCATGGCAATCCTGGGCGACAACAAGACGGAGCCCGAGGTTGTATCTCCGCTGTCAACAATGGAGCAGGCGGTGGAGAACGTCCTGTCGAGGATGGGAAGTGGCGGGCAGCAGGAGATAACCCTGAACATACCATTAGAGCTAGACGGCAAGGTTATATTTAATTTGATGCGCAAGTATGACAGGGAATATTTCAAATCGCATGGTAGCCCAGCATTTGAGTAGGAGGCATATATGAATTTTAACGGATTATTATTTCAGTTTGGAAGTTACGAATTTCCACAAGAGTACATAAAGATTGAATCCTATGACCCGCTTCCTAACCAACGTCAAAGTCTGGACGGTTATACAGACGCCAACGGTGACACACACATGAACAACCTCTCTCATGTAAAATCACAGGTATCATTCACCACGAGGGAACTAACAGGCGAGGAAATGGCTGAGATTATGCATAATATAACCTCGAATTATGTCAATGCAAAAGAAAGAAACGCTATGTGCGTGTATTATGATAACGAGTATGACAGATACGTTACAGGCGATATGTACCTCGACCAAAGTTTGAAACTTCCTATAAAACGTCTGTCAAAAGACGGCAAAAAGATTGAAAAGTACAAAGAGGTGACATGGACGTTTATAGAGAAAGGCAGGGACCTCGGTGTATGATTAAATATGAATATTATAAGCTGTTTCAAAATGACAGTGTTGACAAACAATTAATACTTGAATTTGAAGACGGCGTCACGGTTACCAACGAGGACATATTCCAAGAGAGCCTTACGCTTGATGAAAGCCTTTGCTCGGAAGAAGCCCTCACGTTCGGCTGCTGTGAAGCATCCAAAATGAAAATAAAAATTGCCAATATTGTAAGCCCGAGAAAGGGCTTATGGGCAACACTGTCTATAGTTGTTGACGGACATGTCGATAAACCCCTTGCCATTGGAAGATACAAAGTGGATGAAGACAAGCTAACCGCCGACAGACTGTGGAGGGAGCTTACCTGCTATGACTGCATGTATGATGTAATCAACACGGATGTAGCGGATTGGTACAACAAGCTTCTACCAAATCCTGACAGCACGGTTACATTGAAGCAGTTCAGGGACAGCTTCTTTGAATATCTTGTAATAACACAGGAAGAAACCTCGCTTGTAAATGACGATATGGTAGTAAGGCAGACCATACAGCCAAGCGAGCTAAGCGGAAAGGACGTTGTATTTGCAATATGCCAGATAAACGGATGCTTTGGACATATTTCAAGAAAAGGTATCTTCAAATACATCCACCTGGAACAGGATATTGAAGGGCTCTATCCGTCCGACAGCCTGTTCCCGTCCGACGACTTATTCCCAAGGGAGCCCAAATCAACAAGACTTGCCGAGGACGGCGACTATATAAGCGCCACATACGAGGATTATGTGTGCCATTCAATTACAAAGCTGCAGATACGGCAGGAGGAAAATGATATAGGGGCGATAGTCGGTGATGGTGACAATGCGTATATCATACAAGACAACTTTCTCGTCTACGGCATGGGTGCGGAGGAGCTTGAAACAGTTGCGACAAACGTGCTTGGCAGGATTATGAGATGCACCTACAGGCCATTCACGGCGGAAATTCAAGGCAACCCATGCCTTGAAGTTGGTGACGCTGTCAGGCTTACAACAAAATACGAACTGATAGAAAGTTATATCATGCAAGCCACACTCAAAGGAATACAGGCGCTAAGAAACACTTTTGAAGCGACAGGCGATGAAGTCTATAGTGAAAGCGTAAACAGCGTGAATACGTCAATCGTGCAGTTAAAGGGCAAGACGAATATACTGACTAGGACGGTAGAGGAGACCAAATCTAGAATTGAAGATGTAAACACCACGCTGAACAATGACTTGTCCACTACGAGGACAGAGCTTTCAAGTGAGATAACACAGACGGCAAGCGAGCTTTCAAGTAAAATCTCTAAGACGGAAGAAACGCTCCAAGCTAATATCAACGGTGTTTCAGATGACCTAACTACAACCAAGACAGAGTTATCAAGTGAGATTAAACAAACAGAAAGCAGTTTATCAAGCACGATAACGAGCACCAAAACGGAGCTTCAAGGCAACATTGATAATGTTTCAAACGACCTAGCCACGACAACCGAAACCTTATCCAGTCAAATATCGCAGACAGCCGAGGAAATATCCGCAGAGGTTACAAGAGCAACAGGCGCAGAGGGTGAATTGTCAAGCTCAATAAAGCAAAATGCAGACAACATCAATCTTAAAGTCAATGCCGACGGTATAATTAGTGCAATCAATATAAGCAAGGAAAATGTCACGATTGATGCTAGTAAAATCAATCTAAACGGTGACACAATGATTAACGCTATCAATGGCGCCACAGGTACGATAAGCCTTAAATCCAATAGATTTGAACTGGAATCCGACAACTTGACAATAAGCAAAGAGGGCAAAATAGAGGTTAAAGGAAACGGTATTATAAAAGGCTGTACTATAACTGGTAGTACACTAAGGTCAGAAAACAGTGCAGGCACTTATGTTGAAATAAGTGGTGGCTATGTAAGAGGTGGAAGCAATAACGGAGAATCGGGGTGGTTGGAGTTTGGAGGTGACCTTAGCGGTGACCCATGTTTAAACATACGTGCAGACAACCTGGTAATAGGCTGTTCCAAAATTGCAGTTGCAGACAGTAAAACCAGTACGTCAGCAGTAACTGGAGAAACAACGCAAGACATTAAATATACTATAGATATGGATTTTGAACTATCCAATAATGACGGTGTAATTAAACTTGATGTTACTAAAACCCAAAAGGCACTAAAATTCAGGAAAGGAATATTTATAGGTCAGAGAAACTTATAAATACAAGAACAATGGAAAATAAAACTAATTCAGAAATCAGGCAGTTTACTGATAAAATAACAGAAGTGATTAACAACAGCGGTTTGCCTATTGAAGTCAAAAGGCTTGCGTTATTTATGGTGTATACAGAGGTGCAACGTGTGGCAGACAATGAAGTTTCAAAGGAAACAGCACCACTAGTAGAAACGGAAACATTGCCACCTGAAACAAAAACATACACACTTGATTTAAAGGAAGGTGAAAGTAAATGCGCAGAGGAGTAATAGCACTGGATAAACAGCATGATATAACCCTTGAGTATATTTGCAATTGGGACAACATAAACGAGTATGCCAGTAAAGGCTATGAAATTGTATACGAAGATACAAGGGAAACAGTACCACCCGAAATGTTTGAGGAACTGTTGAAGCCCATACCGATAGTAGTTACAACAAGCTGTAAAATATATTAATTCTACACACCACACCGAAAGGAAGCGATAATAAATGCAGAAAGCACACAGTATCATCAACTGGAAGGACTACCCAAGTGATGATACAGCATTGAACGCAAGCAACCTCAACAAAGAGGACAGATCCATTGACACCATAGACGATAGGGTTATAACATTGGACACAACAAAGTTTGACAAGTCGGACGCACAGTTACTTGTTAAGAAGATAACCTACAATCAAGCAAACGGTGTATTCACAATTACCTATTTCAATGGCACAACAGCCACGATTGACACACTTTTGGAGAAATTAGCCGTCAACTTTGACTACAACTATGACACGCAACAGTTAATCATAGAGTTGTCAGACGGAACTAAGAAATATGTGGATTTATCGGCATTGATTACGCAGTATGAGTTTTTTGACAGCGATACTATAGCGTTTACACTTGATAATGACGGAAAAGTTACCGCCAAGGTTAAAGAGGGCAGTATCTTAGAGAAGCATTTACAGCCTAATTATTTAGCGGATATAAAGGTGCAAGTCGCAAAAGCTGATAATTCTGCAAGTGACGCTCTTGCAAGTGCAAATTTGGCAAAGGAGAGTGAAACCAATGCCAAACAGTCAGCACTGACAGCTACAGATAAGGCAACCGATGCAGATATGAGTGCCAAAGATGCTAAAGCAAGTGAAACCAACGCAAAGGCAAGCGAGGAAAATGCAAAGACAAGTGAAACAAATGCAAGTCTAAGCGAAAAGAACGCCAATGCAAGCGAACTGACCGCTACAACCAAGGCAGAAGAAGCCCTTGCAAGTGCCACAAGTGCAAGTAAGAGTGAGGATAACGCCAAGGAGTATGCGGTAAACGCTGAAAACAGTGCAGTCAAGGCACAGCAAGCCGAAACAGATTTAGACAATGCCGTACAGCTTGCCAAGGATTATGCAAGTGAAGCAAGCGAGAGCGTAAAGGGCATGAACGATATTGTAACACAAGTAAACAACAAATTGGAGTTAGCCGAGTTCAGTCTTGATGATGATGGAAACCTTGTATACACAGAGGTTGGCGGTTATGATTTTAGTGTTGACGATAATGGCTATCTTAACTATGAGGTGGCTTAGGAAGGAGTAATATAAATATGGCAATAGCAGGAAAAGTAGCAGTAACACCTAGGGGGAATTTCCAATCGGGGACAAGTTATTCAAGATTAGATTATGTTAAATATGGAAGAAATACATATATTGCAAAAAAGGATAATGTGAATATACTGCCGACTGATACGAATTATTGGATGCTGTCAACAGAGGGCGTGGATTTAGAAGGAGATACAAAAAACAATACCGTCACGTTTAGTACAGCGACAACAAGGGAAAATATCAGCAGTGGGGAGGAACATTCTGTTTTATTTGGCAAGATTGCAAAGTTTTTTTCAGATTTAAAGGCGGTTGCTTTTACAGGCTCGTACAATGACTTGTCAGATAAGCCAACAATCCCTAGTGCTGTTGCTGTAAAAGGCAACGCAGAAACAACATACAGAACAGGCAATGTTAATATTACTGCATCTAATATAGGGCTTGGGAATGTCGGAAACTTCAAAGCGGTATCTACCGTAGCAAGTCAAGGCTTAACTGACACAGAAAAATCAAATGCGCGTACTAATATTGGCGCAGGCACAAGTTCATTTAGTGGGTCTTATACGGACTTAACTGATAAACCAACAATTCCCACAGTCAATAATGCAACACTTACCATACAGAAAAATGGAACTACTGTAAAGACATTTACGGCAAATGCATCTAGTAATGTTACAGCAAATATAACTGTACCTACAAAAGTATCCGAACTTACTAATGATAGTGGCTACAAAACAACGGATACTACTTACAGTATTGCCACCACGTCAGCAAATGGACTTATGTCCTCAACCGATAAGAGTAAGTTAGACGGTGTCGCTACTGGGGCACAGGTAAACTCGATAACGGGTGTAAAAGGCAATAGTGAGAGTAACTATAGGACGGGCAATGTAAACTTGACACCTGCAAATCTTGGGGCTTTGGCAACAAATGGTGATAGCAAATCCAATACGACGACATTTACAACAGGTGATACAACAACAGCAAATGCGACAAGCTGGACGGATGTCACCCAGATAACAAGCGGACTTACTCACGCAAATCTATTCCAAAGAATATCGCAGATGTGCAAGAATGTAAGATATTTGTACAACAACATCGGAAAGATAAAAGGCATAATAGAGAGCCTGGATGACTGTGTTGCCACGACGGAGGACGGATATGCTGCAAGCGCCAAGGCGCTTAATGAGTTAAATAGCAATTTAGCATTTAGAAACAATGATAATAACTGTTCATATTACGCAATGTATAATGGTGATAATAAATTATTTGATTTTCTGGGCGATACTGTGGTTCAAGGAGGATACTATGTTAGTAAAACAGAGACCGCCGAAGCTTATAATCTTCCAAGTAGGGGATTTGTATGGATTTTTGGTTCGTCAACTAGATTTTGTATTATTCTAATTCATCCAGACGGAAATAAACTATGGGTTCGGACTAATTGGACAAGCGAATTCACACAACTAATTTAGAACAACTCCAAGTGGGGATGTCGGTATTTATATTGATGATTTACAAACCACTCTCTGATAATTCCGCAAACACAATTAAAAAAGTTTATTCCGAATTAGACTCGGAAAAATAATAGTTCATCGGCTGGGCAATATTATTGTTTATTTGGTGTAAATTAAAACGATTATCCCACATTAATTAAATGTTATTGTACCTTTAAAATATAAACTTGCTATATCATTATTTATGGCATCAGTAAGAGCATTATTAAAATCACAAGAAATAGTATACATATATACATTATCCGTTTTGTATGCTCTAATTGTTCCATCGATGGAAGACGGCCCACTCATATCCCCTACCAAGTAATTACCGTTTTGCCTTACTGTAATTGTAGCATCTGTAACTGTAATGGAACTGATTTTTGATAAACTCTTAGGTGTGTGTATGGTTACAGCTATTTGCTTTTTACCATTAGTGATAGTAGCACCAAACCAACCATTAATTTTTATACTGTCACCCTTGGCATAATACATATTGCTATTTATCACCCAAAATAATTCTAAAATCTTTAAAAGGACTCAAAGATTTGAGTCCTTTTAATAATTTTAGAAAGGGGCTAGAGCATGGCATACTTAAAATTCTTGGACGGCGAAGAATTGTACAAGGTAAAGGCAGTTCCACAAGGGCAAGGTAACATCGTCACCCTAACATTCTCAGAAGAAAAGGTGATAAACACCACAGGCTTTGACCTGTACCTTGACGAGGACGGGAAGAAAAACATAGGGGGCGAGGCTTACCACGGCTATACCACAATCTACCGTGATAACGACGATGAGCACAGCTACCAACTAAGCAATGACGGTAGCGTATACGTGGAACCCGAACCGCTTCCTGAGCCCGAACTTCCAGAGACTGGCGAGAATACCACCTATGTATCCGACCGCCAGCTTATCGAGGAGCAGAACGAAGCGATAGTCGAGCTTGCAGAGCTGTTAAACGAACAAAATGATGCAACACTCGAACTTGCGGAATTGGTATCATCAATATTGGAAAGCGAGGAGGTGGAGTAAATGGTAGCATTGTATGTGCGTAGAATCAACAGCGGCTTAATGACAATAGACGAAGTGCCAAAGCTATGGAGGGCAAAAGTCGAAAAGGCGTTGGAGGAAAGCGAGAATAATAATTAAAACAGGAGGTATCCATGAACATAGCGGAAATTTTAGAAAATATGGGTACATCTGGAATAATAGGGTCAGCATGGGTAGTGTTGACCCTGTTACAGGTAACACCAATAAAGATAAACCCTTGGAGCACCATTGCAAAAGTCATAGGCAGGGCGCTCAACGTGGAGCTGATGGACAGGGTGAATGAAAACGAGGCAAACAACGTGCGTTACCGCATCATACGTTTTGATGACGAAATCCGCCACCATATCAAGCACACGGAGGAGCACTTCAACCAGGTAATCGAGGACATAGACAAGTACGAGGATTACTGTGAAAAGCATCCCCTGTACGAGAATAACAAGGCAAAAATGGCTATTAAGAATGTGAAGGAGACGTATGAAAGGTGCAGGAGTGAGCACTCGTTTCTACCTTAGTACGAATTAGGAGGCGGCAAAGTGACGGAGACGGAAAAGAAACTCTATAAGGAGAACACAAAACTGAAAAAGGAGCTGAAAAGCAGGAGAAAGCTAAAAGGGTTGGACAAGTACCTTGTATTCTCCTTTGCCATGCTCATCATATTTACAGTAGCGCAGACGGTGATAACCGCAGTAACAGGTGTGGAGCAGTCAACCCTCATAACCTCGTACTTTGCAGCATTCGGCGGCGAGGTACTGATGTGCGCACTAATCAAGCGGCTCAAATTAAAAAATGAAAGCGGGGGAACAGACAATGAATGATTTAATATTCTACATTATCCAGTTAATCGTGGCGGTGGCTGTATTAATCGCCACAAAGTACATAATACCATTTATAAAAGAGAAGATAGGCACAGAGCAGCTGCTCGTGGCGGAAAAGTGGGCAAGATATGCGGTGCTTACAGCACAACAGACACTCACGGCATCCACAGGTGCGGAAAAGAAAACCTATGTAACAGATTTTTTAAAGGAATTGCTACTGCAAAAAAACATATCGCTCACTGACGAACAGTTAAATGTATTAATAGAATCTGCGGTCAAGGCTATGAAGATGGGAGATAACACATGAAGGGTATAGATGTCGCAAAGTGGAACGTAATAACAGATTATGCAGCGGTAAAGAAAGCTGGCGTTGAGTTTGCAATCGTCAAGGTTATTAATAAAAGCAACACAGCAGATTCACTGCTTAACGAGCACGTAGCAGGATTTAAAAGCGCAGGGATACCATGCTACATGGGATATACGTACAGTTATTCCAACACAGAGACTAAAGCGACAGTGGCGGCAAATGCCTTTGTAAAATACGCAAAGGAGCTAGGTATCATCTATATGTTGCTTGACTTAGAGGACGCATGTACGATGGGTCTAGGAATCAAGCTTGTACCAATCATCAACATATACAAGAAAATTGCAGAAAACAACGGCATGAGCTTTGGTATTTACACTTACGCTTATTATTACAACACATACATCAAACCTTATATCAGCCAGCTTAAGGATATACCGTTTTGGATTGCTAGATACCCTTCGACCAAGGATATGAAGATAACCGACAGCGTTCCAAACACCAAGAATCTTCCGACAGGCATAAGCATAAGCGGATGGCAGTACTCAAGCAAAGGGAAGATTAACGGCATAACAGGATATGTCGATTTGAACGTGTGGTATGAGAACAAAACCGTCAAGACAACTACAACGACAATCACAGCCGACAATAACCCATTTACAGAGCCAGAAAGCACTTGTAAAGTCGGTACATTGGGCAATGACGCTAATTGGTGCTTATGGTATTTGTGGCGTTTTGGCTATCTTAAAACAAATGGACAGCCAGATAGCACTCTTATAAATGGTGTATACGGCAAAGATACAGCCGAACTTGTTAAGACGATACAAAAACTACTAGGCTTAACAGTGGACGGAAAAGTAGGCAAACAGACTAGGGCGATATTTAAGAAACTTGCCTAGGGGGGTACAGAGTATGAAAGCAATATTGATTGTATCGGTCATTGCAGTAACAGTCTGTGTTTTCGCAGGATTGTATATTGCAGGAATCTATGCAGTGTACTCCACCAAGAAATATATGGATTCGGAACATATATGA